GCCGCCGCTCTTCCGGCGACAGCCGGATGCCCACGGGGCGGGCGGCGGCTTCACTCCGGGGACGGCGCATCAGAACTCCCCGATACGGCTGGCGGTGTCGGCCGCACGGGTCAGACTGGCGGACTTGCCGACCAGCCGCCGGACGGTGTCGTCGACCGTGCTGATGCGGTCGACCAGGCCGGCCGCCTTCGCGTCCGCCGAGAGCAGGGCGCGGCCCTCGCCGAACCCCTTGCGCACGTCGCCCGGCGTCACGCCGCGGCCGCGGGCGACGCCGGCGACGAACATGTCGTAGAAGGTATTCACGCGCGCCTGCATGAACTCGCGGTGTTCGTCGCTCAGCGGTTCGAACGGGTTGCCGTCGACCTTGTGCTTGCCGGCCGACACGAGCGTGACCTTGACGCCGTTCTTCTCGAGCGCGGCGCTCATGTCCTCGTGGGCCGAGTAGACGCCGATCGACCCCGACAGCCCGGTCTTGATGGTGACGATCTCGTGGGCCTGCGCGGCGAGCCAGTAGGCCGCCGACGCGGCCAGGCCATTGACCATGGCGACGATGCGCTTCTGCTCGCGCGCGGCGAACAGCGCGTCGGCCAGCTCCGGCACGCCGGTCACGGTGCCACCGGGCGAGTCGATGTCGAGCAGGATCGTCCCGATGCTGTCGTCCGCCAGCATGGCGCGCAGGTCCGCGCCGATGCGCTCGACCGACACGCCGCCGGACGCCTCGGCCATCGTGCCGATGCGGTGGCTGATGGTGCCGTGAATGGGAATCACGCCCACGCCGCGACCGCTCGAGGCGGGCGCGCGCTGGCCGGACGCGGCCAGGTTCGCGCGGATCTCGTCGGCCGAGAACGCCTGACCGGCGGCGCGGAAAGCGATGACGGCTGCGATCTCGCGCAGCTTCTCGGGCAGGATGGCCCAGACTTCTCCGAAAACCGCGGCGACGACGTGTTCGTAGCGCATCACTCTCCCCCTCCGAGCGCCCAGGCGGCGAGCCCGCGCGCATACGTGCCTTCGAGCCAGCCCTCAGCGGCAGCTACGCCGCCGGCGAGCACCTGCCGTGCCTGATTCGCGCAGTAGTCCGCGGCCGCCGCCGGCGCCATCAGCAGCGACTCGGCGACCAGGGCCTGATGCTTGTCGTAGAAGTCCGCCACCGCCACGGCGAAGGCGTCGCCATCGGCCGCGTGCTGCACGGCGAACCGCTGCACGGCCTTGACTTCCTTGCGCAGGATGCGCGCGGCCGACTCCACCACGATGGCCTGCGCCTGCGCGCTGCTCGCGTCCTCGGACGGCGGCGCCGCCACTTGGCGACGTGGGCGCGGCGACGCGTCCGGTTCTGGCGCCGTGGCCTTGCCGGTGATGTTCTGCGGCTCGCGCAGCTCGTCGGCCTTGCCACCGCGACGGTTCTTGTTTTCGACGACGCGCACTTCGTCGACCGACACGATGCCGGCGTTGACGGCCGAGACGTGCGCCTGCCACCGGGCGGCGATGTCGCCCCGCACCAGCGCGTCGCGGTTGAACTCGACGAAAAAGCGCGTCGGATTCAGCACGAGCTGATCGTTGATGCCGAACTCCCAGAGCGAGAGCCACGGGCCGAGCGAGTAGGTGACGAACTCCTGCCCCTGGTGTTCGATGTTCGAGAACGTCGCGCGGTCGAGCGAGCCGAGCATGTGCGGCGGCAGGCCCAGCCAGCGCGCGATGTCGTCGACGGAGAACTTCCGAGACAGCAGCATCTGGAAGTCTTCCGGGCTCATGTCCGAGGCGACGAACGTCGCCCCCTGCTCGAGCACCTTCGGCAGCCGCCAGTCGCCCGCGGACGTGATGAACGACCGCGCCATGCGTTTCGAGGCGTCGTCGTCGAGCCTGGTCGGCACGGTGATCACGCCCGAGTTGAGCGTGCCGCGGCCGAACACGCGCGCCGCGTAACTCTCCGTAGCCATCGCCGTGCCGATCGACTCGCGCGCGCACTGCAGGACGCCCTTCGGCGTGATGCCGTCGTCGCTGGCACCCAGCAGCCGGAAGACCTCATCCTGTGAATAGGCCGTGGTGCGGCCGGTCTTCTCGTCCCGAATGTCATACACCAGGCGGCCGGTCGACTCCGACTGGCGGCACGTCACGCGGCCCGGGTGGATCGGCCAGAGCTCGTCGACGAACCCGCGGCGGCCTTCGCGGATGAACGCGTAGTGCGCGCCGTAGTCGATGAGGTGCCGCATGGCCAGGCGGCGGTAGCTGAAGGAATCCTGCCAGGCGTTGGCCTTGGTGTGCAGGATGTCGAACAGCGGGTGCTGGCGCGCCACGTTCGCGCCGCGGTCGTCCGAGAGCCGCTCGAAGACGTGCAGCGGCAGCATGGCCAGCGACGCCGACAGGATGTCCTTCCCGCGGTACCACGCCGACAGGTTCTGCGCGCCCGACTCGTCGACGACCATGCCGGCGGCGGTCGGCCCCGCCATGCCGACGCCGGTATACCAGAAGTCGTCGGTCGGGCCCGGCGTCGACGCCAGGGCGCCGCCGATCACGCGCGCCATCCAGTCCATGCCCTACCCCTTCCTGAGGTACGGATAGGCCGTCAGGCCCATCACGATCGCGCCGGCGACGACGGCCGCCAGCGGTGCCGACCACTGCCCGATGCCCCAGGCGACGGCCACGAAGCCCGCCAGGAACCCCACCAGATTCACGTTTTCGTGTAGCCAGTACATCGCGGTCACTCTCCGAGCGTGCGGACGCCTTCGGTCAGGTAGCGGAACGGCTCGGCCGGCGGTTCCTTGAGGTAGTTCGCCGTCGCGATGGTGGCGCTGATGACCGGGTCGATGCGGCCGATGCTCTTGCCCTTGGCGAACATCAGGTTGTCCTTCCCGTCGCGGTTGGCGACCACGTTGCCGATCGCCCAGGCCGTGACCGGGCAGCCGCCGGCGTCGATTTCCCCGGCCAGGATGTCGGCTTGCACGCGCAGGCAGGCGCTCGACATGCCGGCGTAGGTCTGCGGCACGTCGAGCACGGACGCTTCGTCGAACCCGTGCAGCGTGGTCAGGTCGGTCACGAGCTGGTCGGCGTGCCACGGGTCGAACCCGATGGCGCGGATGTCGTAGTACTCCCGCGCCTCGAGTAGCGCGTCGATGACCACGCGCGAGTCGAGCCGCACGCCTGGCACGGTCTGCAGCCAGCCGTGCTCGACCCAGCGTTCATAGGGCACTTTGTCTCGTAGCGCGCGGTCGCGGAGCGTCTCCGCGGGCGTCCACATGCGTTGCACCCAGCGCCACTTCGGCCGGCCCGGCGCCGGCGGGAAGACGAACGACGCCACCATCAGGTCAATCTTCGACGCCAGGTCCACGCCCACCCAGCACGGCTCGTGCTCGAGTTCAGGGATGCGCAGCGCCGGCGCGGTCTTCGTCTGGCCCTTGCGCCAGCCGTCCACCGACAGGCACGGCGACGCCGACGTCACCCACACGTTCAGGTGCTTGGTGAGGAAGTTGTTGCGCGCCTCAGGGCTCTGGCGGGCTTCCGTGGCCTTGCGGCGCAGGTCGTCGATGCTGACCGACACGCCATAGTTCGGATTGGCCTTCGCCCAGGTGGTCTCGTCGTCCCACGCGTCGCCTTCGTCGATCGTGTAGTTGACGCCCCAGAACTGCTCGTCGACCACCGTGCCGTCGAGGATCTTCTGCAGGTACTCCAGCTTTTCGTAACAGATGCCGTGCACGTCGACGCCGGCGGTCGTGATGGCCGCCAGCAGCGGCTGCGACCGGGCGCCGGTGGCGGTCTCGAGCACGTCCCACACCGCGCGCGTCTTGTGCGCGTGCAGCTCGTCGACCAAAGCGAAATAGACGTTCAGGCCGTCGAGCGTGTGGGCATCGGCCGAGAGCGGCGCCACCTTCGACGCCATGGCGGGCACGGTGATGCTGCGCGTGGTCATCGCGCCGACCTTCACGCCGAAGTGCTCGCGGAAGGCGTGCGTACGCTTCGCCTGCTCCCAGGCGATCTCGGCGCTGACCTTCGCCTGGTCGCGCGTGGTGGCCGCGCTGTAGACTTCCGCGCCGCCTTCCTGATCCAGCGTCAGGGCGCCCAGCATCATGACGGCGCCGAGCGTCGACTTGGCATTCTTGCGCGGCACGAGGATCAGCGCCACCCGGCACCGGCGCAGCCCGGTGTCGCGATGCTTCCAGCCGTAGATGTTGGCGAACATCCACGCCTGCCACGGCTCGAGGGTGATCGTGTTCCACAGGTTGCGGCCCTCGTCGTCCTGGCCGACCACCTTGGCGAGCGGGCCCTTGATGTGGGGGAAGAGCTCGGCAAACCAGCAGCGGCGCGTGAGCTCGGCCTCGTCGAAGCGATACGGGAAGGCCGGATCGTTGGCGGCGGCGCGCGCGTGGTCGCGCTGACTGCGCTCGCAGGCGAGCCGAACCCACTTGCCGGCGGCGATGCGCCCGGCCAGCACGTCGGCTTCGTAGCCGCGCGCCAGGGCGACGTAGTCCTTCACGCCTTCGCGCCTCCGGCCATCAGGGCGAACGGATTCGCCGCGGTCTTCGGCCGGGCCGCCGATGCCTCCGGCTTGCCGGCGCCGGTCAGCCGGAACCGCGCCAGCGTGGCGTCGACGCGCTGCGCCAGCTTCGCGTAGTGCCGCAGGTTGTCGCCCGAGCCTGGATGCGCTGGTCCAATCTTCTCAATGTCAGCGGCGATCGCGGCCTTCAACGCCATCTGCTCGAC